TTCAGCCTGAGTCAATGCACCGCCTGTAAGAGCCTGTAGACGGTTCTGATATGCTTGTAACTCAGGACTGACGTTGTAGCCAGCCCCAATTAGATTACCTTGTGCATCAGTCTGAAAGTTAGATGTTCCATAACGAGTAGTTATGCCAACAGGACGAAACCTTGCCGCATCTGCCGCAATTTGTGCCGCCCGTATTTGGGCATCGGCTGATGTCTGTGCCGCACGTCTTGCGGAATCTCCAGCCATTGCACCGCCTAACAGTTGTGTTCCTCCGATTACTAATGCTGCTGAAAATGGCATATCAAATCTCCTTTGCAACTGCTACATGAGTAGCATTAAAACCAAATTTTGTATAAAACACCTCTAATGATTCTTTAAGGTTATAGCTTGCAATCAACCTTTTACAACCATTTTCCTTTGCAATATTCTCAACCAAATCAAACATTTCTTTACCAATCCCTTGTTTTCTATACTCAGGCTTTAAAAAGAACATATCAACTTGACACCAAGTTTCATCATAATATGGACTCTTAAACAAACCATAGAAAACATAACCAACTGACTGGTCATCATCTTTGGCAATCACAACCCTCAAATTACCTAAATAAACCGTATTGAAAATGGGTTTCTTATCATTGAAACAAACCCAATGTTCAAGACTCAAATCATCAAAGTTTTCAATATCAGACAACTTACCATCAACTACAGTGACAGTAGATTGTTCATCATCAATAACTGTAAATTGGTTCATACAGTGCGTTTCCACATATAAACAGTAATGTACGGCTGGTAGTTAGCATTTGTTACGCTGACACCAGTTGTAGAAATACTTGTTGCAACTGTAATTCCAGTTGCAGCAGTATCTGTATTTGAATTGCCAGTTTGTTTTAAAGCACCATTAGCACCACTATCAAGAAGTCCAGTTTGAAATCCAATAACGTGCGAGTGTCCGGGGTCTGTAACAGTTGATGTGGCAGTGTGGGTGTGAGTTGGCACAATCGCATCAGCACTACCACCAGTTTCTTCAGCAGTGTCAAATAGTGCGTTACCTGAATCAAAACCAACCATTACACGACCAGCACCAAATGCAGTCCATGTGCCAAAACCTAATGATGTTGCAGGATTAGTTGAACTTGTTGCATTGATGTAAATAGCACCTACTGGATATAAAGCCGACAATGCAGCTTGAACAAATGCAGTTGTCGCAATAGCCGTTGTACTATTACCCAAAGATTGAGTAGTTGCTATTGTCCCTGTAGGCAATGTAGGCGTACCAGTAAAGGTAGGACTAGCCAAATCTGCTTTAGTCGCAACAGCAGTCGCAATGTTATTGAACTCAGTGTCAATCTCAGTGCCTTTGACAATCTTCAAGGCATTGCCAGAAGCCAAAGCATCTTTGGTTGCAAAGTTGGTACTCTTTGTATAATTACTCAAAATATTCCCCTTTAACTTATCTTGCCATTTTTGGCTTGAATTTCAATCTTTTGAATCGACAATGGAGTTCCATTAATATCAGATTCATAACCTGTTTGTACAACTTTGCCCGATCCAGATGCCGCAACTGTCAATGTCTGTAATGCAACACCAGCAGAATAATACGCAATAACTGTTGCATTTGCACCATATTCCGCAACTCCATAATAGTAAACACCTTGTTCTGGAATAGTTGTATTGTCAGACAAATAATTTGTTTTGAAATCAAATCCCCACTTAAATGTAACGTCTTGGTTTGTTCCACCAATAACAACAATAGACAATTTCTTTAAAAGAGAAGTTACATTCTGGTCACCAAGATCGGCATGATTAGTGTAGTACAGCATCCTGTAAGAGCTTGCGTAATCTTGGTAAGTTCCATACAAACCTACATATCCATTCTGACCTATATATAACGTACCATTCCTGCGGAATAAAAACGACTTAGGCGTAATTGAGTCCCAAATAGTAACTCTTGCAGAACCATCAGGTAAATATGCCTTGGTATCAAAACACCAAGTAGTATCAATGCTTGGAGTCACCAATAGGTAAAACGCTTCTCTTTCAGAATAAATAGACTTGATGTTTGCCAGTGTCTCACCAGCTACAGTACCCATCAAGTCATTGCGAATATTCTTAGACAAGTCTCTCTCTGGTGCAGACTTCTCTTGCACCGTTCTCATCAATGATCTGACACCAGAATTAGATAAGAATAGAACATCAGTGCTGGTTGTCTGAATGCTATCCCTAGCAATACAACCAATGCCCTCAACAGTGTCACTCAATTGCATTGAAGCTGGTGTAGTGGCATTTTGATAAATCAAAATCTGACGCTTGCCAAAGATGAACAGAAAGCCATTGTGTGCAGCAAGTCCTGTAATTTCATCAGAACCATTTACCCATACACGGTCTACATTCAAAGAACCTGATGTACCTGTTGACCAAACATGACCAGCAATCAAATCAGAGAAGTAAACAGTTGAAGTATTAGTAGAAGTACTTGCAGACCATAATCTACCAAAAGCAGAGATAACAATGTTTCCACTTGGAACTGTGCCTAGATAGCCTGTTTTCTCAGAAACTCTACGGAAAGTAGTCGTACTTACCGCAGGATCATAAATTAGTGGGTCATAACCTACTTGAAAGAAATAGGTTATTGAGTTTAAAGAAGCACATTGCCAATTACTTGCTGTGATTGTTGGTGCAGTTCCACCGCCACCATAAGTCAACTCAACAACAGCATTAGACCCATCAAGTTTAAATAATTTATTGTTGCCAGCAAATAAAACAGTCAAAGTGCCATCCGCTTGCACTAACTCATGGATGACTTTGACATCATTTGCGCCAAGATTACCACTTGAAGAATTGACTCTTGACCAACCTTTGCGTGAACCAATACGACCATACTGGTCAATAATGCAGTTTGTTGCAACCAAAGCAAAGCCAGCATTCAAATCAAGAGGCGAGTCTTGAGTGTTCAACCCAAAAAAGCCGGGGGCTGAGATGCTGTATGTTTGAATTGCTTGGCTCATACTGCAACAAACTCCTGATTTTCAGGGTAGCGAGTACCTTCCAAAGCAATTTGGTCAGATAACATTGATTTGTACAACAAATACGCTTCAGATGAAGACAGACCGCCATCTTCACCACGTTCAACCAATGCTCTTGCATAAGCATTCTGAGCCACTAAAACATCACTAACCAGTACAACTGTTGAGCCAGATGAGAGTGTTGCTTGTGGAACTGTCAAAGCAAACTTGATTGTGTATGCGCCATCAGGGATTGGGTAAAGATTTACCTTGGTGTCGTATGAGGCATCAACCCCATCAAAAGCAAATTCAGTAGGGATTGAATTGACCAGTGGCGTAAAGTTCAGTTTGCGGTTCATGTCCACAAAGCTAATATTTGTAAGGCCAACATTGCTCGTGGTGTTGATTACATCCATCACTTGAAACTTCTGACCAGCACCCGTCAAAGAATAAGATGCTGTAGATGCAGTAGTAGTGACTGTGATTGTTTGACCCAATACGTTCCACGAAAAGGCATCTTCAATCTGACGCTTTGCATCATTGACAAACTTTCCAATCAGAGTTGAATAAGTTGTTTCAGTTGTTGTAGAAACAGTTGTCTCACGCAACCTTACGAGTACATCATTGATTAATTCAAGGTAGGTCATGTTCTTGTCAACCCTTCTTCTTCAATAGTGACTGCAACAGCAAAGGTTGATGCTGATTCTGATGTTGCTTTGAGTATGTCGCCTTCTTCCATTACAAAATAGGATACACCGCCCCAATCTTGAGTTGTTTTAGAAGTAACTGCCGTTTGGTAAACCAGTGAATAGGTAGCAGATGCTGATGTATCTACCCAATCAAAAGTAATATGTTTGTTTGAATTAGTTGCATTAGCAGCACGAAGCAATACTACCCTTGCATAGTAGCCTGTAGGTACTGTATAGAGGGTAGTGTTTGTTGTTGCTGTTAGATTTGCACCAACTGATAATGCTCTCATTTTGCTTTTGCCTTGTTCCTTGCGGATATAGCTTGAGCTTTTGCCTTTGCGTCAGCCTTTGAGGTTGCACCCCATGCCTTGAGCGAAAGAAGCAGTCTTGTTGGTTCACCATCCTTGTACTCTGCACCGCTGTTACCAGCCATACGAGCCAAGAAACTTGCCCTGCGAGGGTTATCCCCCGACTTTACTGGAGGCTTCAAATTGCCACCAGTTTCTTGATTATAAGATGATCTCCCCTTGGCATTCAAGCCGCCTTTTGGATTTTGACCAGCTTTTGTTTGCCAAGTGGGTGTTTTCATCTATTTCACCTTTTTAGGCTTCTTTGCAGTCTTTGCCGCTTGCTTGAAGTCAGCAACAGTAGGTGCGGCTTTAGACCCCACCTTGTTCATCTTTTCACCAGAACCCGCTTTTATACGAGCCTGTTTTGCATGAATGTTGGCATAAAGTCCAGTCTTCATTTCATCTTCTTCTTAGGCTTAGTCATTCCAGCTTCAGACAAAGCAATAGCAACTGCTTGCTTCTGGGACTTCACAACCTTGCCAGTTTTAGAGCCAGAGTGCAATTCACCCTTGCCATACTCAGTCATAACCTTGCTAATCTTCTTTTGGGCTTTGGTTTTCATTACTTACCTCGACTAGATTTCTTCATCATGTTAGTAGCAGTTCGACCACCACGAGTAGGCATACCCTTGGGTTTGCCAACTGCAACCATGATCGCAATAGGAATACCCTTTTTAGGGGCATTAGCAGGAGTTTTGGGTTTAGTTGTCTTCATATCAGTCCTTTTTGATTGAACCACCAGATTTCCAAGCATCACAAGTGCGGAGTGCTGCACAAGTAAAGTGAAACAATTCGCAGAATCCTAGATCAGCAGCTTCAATAAACTGTTCATCATAGTCAAGTTCATTAGGTGAGCTTTTACCCTTTTCCAATCCATCTTTGATGCACTGCATCATTGTTGGTGTCTGTATAAATGCCGCACAGTTTCCACAACGCATGGTTTTGACAACATCAGTGGGTGCGTTGTACATCTTGGCTTTCTTCAACCAAAACGCTTCATTGGGTTCAAGTGGGTTTGGCGCACCATAGCCAAAGTTCTTGAAAGCATTGTTGCGATTCTTTAGGTTGAGAGTTACATCCTGAGTAGGAAGTGGGCAAACCTTGCCTGATAAGAGTCCTTCTTTCATTTCCACAGCTTATCAGCAATAAAAGTAATGACCCCGCCCATGATTGAGGCAATAGTCATCCCCATCCAAAAGCCACCTTTGCCTTTGTTTGCTAGTTCAAGTAAGGCCTTTACGTCGGTACTCAATTGAGTTACCTGACCATGCAGAGCCTCTACTTGAGCCTCTAAGCGACCAAAATCACGAGCATCTATCTCAGACATTTACTACCTTTCGGGGTCTTCCCATACGCTTAAATGTTGGAATTACAGGCGCAAATGCGGTATCTGTTCTAGTCTCTGACTCTACAGATTCTGTGGTTACTTCTGGCTCGTCTATCCTTACATATCCTTGATGACCCTTCATGGAGTCAATATCATGCTGATATGTAAAAGTTACAGTGTTACCTGATTGAAGACAGCGAAAAGTAGCCATAAAACCCTTAAATAAGAAAGGGGGGACTAGCCCCCCCTATCTTTACACAGTGCGAACAACCACACATTTAACTGTTGTGGATGCCAAATCCAATGTACCGCCTGACTCGTTTTGAAAACGAATAGACACCACATTAGCTGCTGAAACGTAAGGAGTGATAGAGATGCCTGAAATATCTACGCCCAAACTTACATTCATTACAATATCGCCCAATTTAACTCCGGGAACGGCTATTGTGTTTGTTTCGCCAACACCATCTGCAAGAGATGATGCGTCCAAAGTCGCTGTAACAGACCAAGTATCAGAGAATAAACCCCGAAATTGATCTGTGCCACGACGACTTGTTACTGCTGTTGCTGCTGCCATTCTTGTTTCTCCTAATTAGGTTTAAAAAGCCCCCCTACCACTAGGGCAGGGGGAAACAACTGCAATTAGGCAGGAACTAAGAGAGCGAACATTGATGCAGATTTAGCTGCACTAACGCTTGCGGCGGCACGGAGAATCTGAACACCATAAAGAGTGTCAGAAGTGAACAGAGTAGCCAAATACTCTTGTTTGTACTGGATTTGTGAACGAACAGCAACTTGCTCAACCAGCACCATTGAATCACGGTGACCCATCAAACAAACTCGTGCAGCACCAGTTCCTGATGCAGTGTCGCAGTTAGAAGACACAAACACAGGGATGCCGTACAGGTTACCGATCTCACCAGTGCGGATAGTACTGTTAGTACCACCAACAAAGGCTTGTTCAGTGTAACGAGCCAGACCCATCAAAGTATTGCGACTTGACGGGGGGATGATGAAGAAACGCTGATCCATTGGGGTATCAGTGTCATCAAGACGCTGAATAGTGCGGCGAATAGCGGCATCAGTCAATGCTGACTCATTGTTGCTTGCGGCAACATAAGCAGTAGTACCGTCACCACCAATGAATGCACCAGTTGCGTAAGCATTTGTACCAGCACCGCCATTGGTTGAACGACCCAACTGAATCAAGTCAGTATCGACTTGTTTAGCCAGAGCATAACCAGCGTCAGAGGTATAAAAGTTACGCAAGCTGTTCAGGGCTTGGGCTTCGACAATATCTTCAATCAAACGTGAATATTCATAATGTTTGTTGATAGATACGTTAACTTCAGACTCTGTAGCAGCAATCAAAGTGACTGCTGTTTCAGCGGCTTTTGCAGAAGCAGAACCACGGGTAGGTGCAGGAATGTGAACGGTGTCACCTTTCTTGCCCTTGAAGTTCATCTTCATAACCAAGTTCGCAAGAACCAAGTTTTTCTTATAGGCAGCTACGATTTCATCTGACCAAATTTCAGGAATGAACTTGTCTGCTGTAGTTGTGGTAACTGAACCACTGGGGGAAAATGCTGTTGCCATGTTAAATCTCCAAAAAAACGATTAGTTAAATTATCTAACCCTACCGTCTTGATACGCTTGCATGATTTCTCCGCTTAACGCTTCATAACGATCTGGGTCACTCATTTTCAGCCGAATTAGATCAGCCCTACGATAGACTCTTTTTCCAGACTCCCCACTTCCACCTACATCAACACCCGCTGCCTTAAGACTAGACTTGCGCTGAGTTTCCCCTGCATCTGTAGTCTGTCTTGTCTTAACGCCACGCAACTGTTTATAGGTACTCAACAATTCGTTTGCACTATCGTAATCATATTCACCATCAGCTTTTGCATACAAACCAAGGCGAACAGGTGAAGATTTCACCCAATTCACAAAGTCTGCATCTTGAGCAATCTGACCAAAATCAGGATGCTCTTGCGCCAGCTTTTGTTGAATCTGCATCTTTTTGAAATCTTGACCAGCTTGTCTAGCGGCAAGTACATCGGGATGGTTATCAACAGTCCTGCGAACTGCCTCTTGTGGATTCTCGAAAAAATCTACTTCAGGCTCTTTCTCAATAGGTTGCTGTTTAGAGGAGAGGTTTTGCTTTATAAGTTCATCTGCCAGCTTTCGCACTTCCCCAACTTCCTGCGCTTGCTTTCCAATCAGCTTCTCAGCTTCTTGGTGCATTTTGACCACTTCTTCTAAAGATTTCTGCCTGTATTTCTCAGGCATCTCAGAAAGTGGTGCTACTTCAGGTAGTTGCTTCTTTTGCTCAACTGCATCTAACTCACTTAGCGACTCATCTTCATTGTCAATCAACATATTTTTACCTTTTTCCTGCCGTTATCGGTTCTAGGACATTCAACTCGACATTTCTGTTTATGAGTTGTGCTTTTGCTCCCACTTCAACTGATCTAGGTGTTTTTTCTCGAACTTCCCATGCTCTGATGGGAAAGAACCAGACCACCCTTCTAGTTTGAAGTTTGGAGCAGATAGAGTACGGTTGGCTGTTTCTCCGCACTCACATCGAAAACTCATCAACTCATAATTGACAAGTCTTTCAGTTTTATGCCCATTTTCACAGGCAAAATCAAACATTCTTTTCATTCAATTCCTCGTAGGCTCGTTCGCTGACCTCTTTCAAGGTTTTCAGCCAAGTCAAGATGGAAAGTTCCCCTTTTTTGAACATCAAGGTCTTTTCATCAGGAATAACGCTTATATTATTGAGTGACTCTATCATATTGTCAATATCAATAGTTAATTCTTTCCAACCATCCATTGACATCATGGAAAAACGGTCTTCGTAGTACTTTTGTAGTTCTGGGGTCACCAAGGCACTCCTACGGCAGTTGTTGGTGCTTTCTTTGCGGCAATCTGTGCAACAAGAACCGCCTCAATAGCATCAGCATCCAACTTGTCTTTGACCCAATCAATCACTTGAGCTTCAGTCAATGAGGCATAAGCCGTAAAAGATGTACCACGCTCAAAGCCTACTGTGCCATAAGTGCCAGCAGAATAGTCACCGTCCACAGCGTCTACACGCCAGTGGGCAGTGGTTACCAAGCCATCAGAGGTTTGGCGGTCAAGTTGTGCAATTGTCCAAGTGGTGGTCATTTGTTCTCCAATGCTGTGATTCGTGCTGTCAAAGCTGTGATGAGGGCTTGTTGTTCTTGGATTGCGGCGGTCAATGTGGCAACCAAAAATGAAACATCAATACCTTGATAGACAGGATTTCCATCCGCATCTACTGCATCTTTTTTACCTGTTACCGCATGAGGGCAGACTTCTGCAAGCTCATGGGCAATAAATCCCTCGCCAACTTCATCATCAATATTCCATTTATAAGTTACAGGTTTGAGTGCTTGTACCTTAGCCAATGCGCCTGTCATTGGCGCAATTGTGTTTTTTAACCGATAGTCTGAAGATGTGTTGTATGCAGTTGAACTGGTTGCGTTTGAGATAGAACCAATGGTTGTTCCAAGTCTTTGGAATAAAACAGTTGTCCATGAACCAGCACCAGATGTTTCATTAAATGAGGCGGCTTGGTTTGTAGAGCCAACAAAAGCAACACCAAACTTACCTTGAGCAATTTGTGATGTTGCGTTCACCAGCAAGTTACCGCTAGTATCAATACGCATACGTTCTGTTGTTGCGGCATTTCTAAATACAATTGAATCCGAATCTAAATAACTGGCAGATGTTCCGCTGAACCCAATAATTAACTGAGCAACACTTCCAGAAATAACATTTAATTTTCCACTTGGCGAACTCGTACCAATCCCCACATTCTGACTTGAGTCTATGTAAACAGCATTTGTGCCGTTGGTAGACAAGCCAAGCGCATTTGCCGCAGGAAGATATAAACCGTTACCAGTGACAGATGTGCCTGTAGGAATCAACTTAGTTGCGGTTGCAGTACCTGTCGTAGCAAAGTTAGTACCGTCAAATGTAATTGCAGAACCAGAAGTAAGAGACTTACTACCATTCAGATACGTCACTCCATTTGCAGTACCCGCAGACAGCACAGGATTGGCTGTAAGGGTTGCAACGCCTGTCAGGGTGGTAGTTCCAGTTACCCCCAAGGTGGTGGACGCTGTAACTGAAGTAAACGCACCCGCTGCTGGTGTTGTTGCGCCAACTGTTCCATTGATATTAATGGATGCAGTACCTGTTAAGTTAGTTACTGTTCCGCTTGATGGAGTACCTAAAGCACCACCTTGAACAACAATGATTGAACTTGCATCAGGTAATGTGTAGGTTCTTTCTGCTGTAGTTGCGCCAGTAAACTTAGTAAACCCATTACCAGTACCACCATAGGTAGAAGCAATGATTTGAGTTAATGCAGCAGACCCATCAAAATTATTCCCATAAATTGCTCTTGGCGTTGTCAGTGTTGCCGCAGAACCTGTTGTACTTTGATTCAGTGTAGGAATATCAGCAGCAACAATTGCTCTAAATGTCGGTACACCAGCAGACCCATTAGGTGCGGCTAAAACATAATTTGCAGTCTTAGAAGCATAAGGGTTTTGAGTGTCACCATAACTTGCTGCCAACGATATAGCAGGAGTAGCACCGCCACTAGATACAACTGGTGAAGTTCCAGTAACAGAAGTAACTGTTCCGCTACCAGTGGCAGCAATACTAATTGAACCTCCACCATTTGTAATTGATATTCCTGATCCAGCAGTTAATGTAGTCTTAGTAAGCGTATTGCCTGTTGTGTTTCCAATAAGCAACTGTCCATCTGTATAAGATGTTTGACCTGTACCACCATTAGCAACAGGTAAAGCCGTACCTGACAAGCTAATTGCCAATGTTCCTGTTGTTGTAACTGGTGAACCCGTAATAGACAAGAATGCAGGGACTGTTGCCGCCACACTTGTGACCGTACCTGTTCCTGCGCTTACGTTGACGGTAACATCATCCCCTGAGTTTGTAGCAGTAACAGTAGCACCAACAAAGTTGATGGTCTTAACTCCCGTAGAGATTGAAGTTCCCTCATCCTTGATGCCTACCGCCCCATTGGTAGACATAGTGTTAATAACTTTGATCTTCTCTGCAATGTCAGCGGATACAACCTCACCAACATTCAATTCTCTGCCATCAGACAAAGTAATAACTAAAGAACCATCAAAGTCAATCTGTGCGTTAACTACTGATATTCCATCTACACCGTCTACGCCATCACGACCAGCTTGACCGTCAACACCTCTGTCACCCTTTGCGCCATCTCTGCCTGATTTTCCATCTTTGCCATCTCGACCATCCTTGCCGTTAGTACCATCACGACCATCTTGGATAGACAAAACACGTTTTTCAATGGAGTTGCCAACTGCATCAAAGCGGTCACGAATGTCTGACTCAATCTTCTTTAGGGCTTGGACAACAAGGTCAACATTCTCGCCAATCTTCTTCTTTTGTATCTCTTTGCTTTCAGCAATTGACTTTTGTATAGACTCAAGAACAGCTAACTTCTCGTTATCTGTCATCTGGTCAAGGTTTGGCAATAAACTCATTTCAATGCTCCAGACAATTGGTCTAGAAAATCGTTCTCAACTGAACGTAGATTCTCTTGTTTGTTTGCCATCTGCAATTCAACAATCTTAGATTTATTCTTTATATCAGCTTCTTTCAACATCAATTCAGCAATCTTAACCCTCTTATCAAACTCTTTCGAGGCTTGGTCATCCTGATTTGGCAAATTCTTAGTCATTGCCGCCATGTTTTTAGTCTGAACTTCTTGGGGCATCAACTGCGCTTCAACCATCAATTTCTGTGCTTCAGCCCTATTTTGCTCTGCTTGAGTGGTGTTTACCGCAATTTGCGCCTGTGCTGATTGCATAGCCAACTGTTGTTGTGCTTGTTGCATCTGTTGTGCTTGTGGATCAGGTTGCATCATCTCATCTAACTTAGCCATCAACTCCATGCGGTTAGACAAACTGCTGTTTCCAACAATTCCTTTAAGCAAAATAGGCAGAACAGGAGTATTTGCACCCAAAGTCTGCAACAAACCAATAAATTGTTGCTGTTCATACTCTCTGGCAATGATGCCAAGGGTTGCAGTAGGGATGAAGTTCATGTCAACAGAGGGATAACGCTCTGGATCAAACTGCATGAACCTGAAAGCAGCCTTCTTAATGAATGGAATCAGGAAATCTTCTTGGAAATTTACCAATGTTCGCTTGTATTTCTTGATGATGGATGCAACCGCCATCGACATACCGCCACCATCACGACTAGCTTGGCTAATCATGCCATTGGAGTCTAGAGTTCCTGTAGCTTGTAGCAACATTCGCTCAAAGTCTTTGGCAGTTGCAAGGTTGTTTGGGTCAGTCTGTCCAAACTTGAATGGATACAAAATCTCGCTAGGCGCACCATTGACTAGAATAGCTTTTCCGGGCTTTACCTCAAACTTCATACCACGAGGCAAGCGTGTGGCATCCATTGCCATCATGGGAGAGGTACTCAGTGCCAGTGAATCCAAGTGGCTGCGAGTCTGAGCATCAATAGCCTTTTGCATATTGAATGCTTTTTCCACCGTACCACGACCTAGCAACCTGTTTGGCACAGTATCGTCTTGATAAGACAGAACTGGCCTGTCTTTCATCATGTATGGATTTTCTTCAGCCTTTAAGAGCATTCCATCATTGGCAATCACGACAATGGCTTCAACCAAATCGGTATAGTCTTCTGCCGCTGAATTCTCAGGGAACAACTCAACAATATCCTTGTTTTCTTTCATATTGTTAAGGTACTCACGGGGAACTAACCCGTAGTAGGTCAACAAAAGAACCTTCTCATCTTGATATTGCGAGACTTCTTGGGTTGGCTCAAGGTCAGTATCTTCACCCGAAGTGCCAATATCTACTTTACGGTAGATACCACTTTCAATGCCCTGCACAACCTTATGAATTGAAACGTATTTCTCAATAGCTACACCCATACAGTCATCAATGCTTGTACCGTTAGGGTCAAACAAAAAGTTCTTGGGGTTGACAGGCATGATCTTGACAGAAATTCTGTCTTTTTCCATCACGCCAATAGCTGCCTGACCCTGCTGATTAGGAATAGGACGAGTTGAGGGAACATACTCTTTTTCAGTCTTGACAACAATTTCACCTATGCCTGTGCCATAGATTTCAGCCATCAATTCGATCTGGTCGATAGCTTTTCTGATTTTGTCTTTCTTGAAATCCTCAGTGAGTTGATTCTTAATCATCTCAACATCAATAGGATTGCCGTTTACATCTTGGATATTGTCTTCAATGTCAAAGAAGTCACCCTGACCAAAGATAGCTTCCATGATCTCAGCGTGACGAGTCTCGACTGCTTGTTGAGTAGCAGGAGTTACGATTCGGCTGCGTTCTGACTCACGGGTTTTGTCTTCAGATGCCCACTGACCACGGAAGATACGCTCGTATTCCAGCCAATCAGGGAGGAAGTTGGTATCTCTGTAGTCACGCCACTTTGTGCAATGGTCAGTAACAAAAGCAGTCAGTTCTTTATCAGCCTCAGTAGGCTCATAAAACTCATTTTGTTCAAGTTTGACTTGTTTATCTGTTGCCATAGTGTTACCTTATTGATGAACCGATTGTATTTCCAAAAGGGTCGGTGTACATGGGCTGTTGTTCAATAGTGCCGTTTTGTTGTGGAAGCATACTTGGGTTATAGGTTATGTTGACTGG